CCAACTATTCTAAAGGATACATTGGAATCAATTAAGGATGATCGGAATACCAAGTTGGACAATCTTGCCTCATGGGCGGATCAATTGAAGTCAGAAATTGATTTTATGACTGACAAAAAGAAGTCATGGGAAGAAGAAATTACTTACCGAAAAAATAAACTTACTTGGATCAAGAAATATATTACTGATGTTCTTGATGATGCCGGTATTAAGAAAATAGCTACTGAAAATCACTTGCTTAGTGCTCGGAACTTCAAGGCCTCAACCATTATCGATAGTGATAAGAAACTTCCGGATAAGTTCAAAATCACTGAGACGACTACTAAGCCAGACAAGCAGGCCATTTACCAAGCACTCAAAGCTGGAGAAGAAGTACCAGGAGCACACTTAAAAGCTAACCGTAATACGGTGATTAAATAATGTTTGAACTCCGTGATTATCAGCAAGAAACGATTGATAACATCATGAATTCTATAAGTGCTGGTCACCGTTCCGTCATGGTTCAACAACCGCCACGAACGGGGAAGACAGTTATCATGGCTGAAATTGCTAGACGAGCAACGGCAAAGGGCAACCGTATCTTATTCGTGGTTCATCGGCAAGAAATTGTCCAGCAGGTTATCAAGACGTTTGAAGCTAATGATGTAAATATGGATTTAGCTAAAATCGGCATGGTTCAAACGATTACCCGACACGTTAATAATCTAGACCTACCGGCGATAATCTTTGTTGATGAGGCCCATCATGTTCTGGCTAAATCATATCGCAGAATTCTTGATACTTTTCCGAAGGCTTATAAGTTATTGTTTACCGCTACTCCTTATCGGTTAGGCGGACAGGGTTTTACTGATGTTGCTGATGATTTAATCGTTGGTAAATCAGTTCCTTGGTTAATTGAGCATCACTTTTTAGCACCAGTTGATTATTACGCTCCTTCTTACATTGATACTGCCAAGCTAAAAGTAAAACGAACTGGTGAATATGACACTGATTCAATCAAAGAAGCAATGAAACCTAAAATCTACGGGAATGCGGTTAAGCACTATTTGAAGCTTGCTAAGGGAATGCAAGCAATTGCCTATACCTATAACGTTGATAGTGCAATTAAGTTAGCTAATGCATTTAATGGCTATGGGATAACTGCAAGGGCCGTTTCCGGAAAAACGCCCAAAGAAGAACGGAATAAAATCATTGAGGACTATCGCCAAGGAAAAATTCAAATTGTAACTAATGCAGAATTATTTACAGAGGGCCTAGACTTACCAAATGTTGATTGTGTCATTATGCTACGACCGACCCAATCGCTATCGTTATATTTACAATTTGCAATGCGCTCAATGAATCCACGTGAAGGTAAGACTGCAATAATTATCGATCACGTGGGGAACGTTGAGCGATTCGGATTGCCTACTGATAAACGGCAATGGACATTAGAAGGCAATGGTAAAAATAAACAATCGGGGACAACGCTTAAACCTGTCTCAGTATGTCCGACATGTTTTGCATCGTTCTATCGGACAGGTGATATTTGTCCTTATTGCGGGGCAACATTAGGAGAAGAAAAAGAAATTGAAGTCGTTGATAATGTTCAACTTAAAAAAGTTACTAAGTCACGACTAGCGATTATTAAGAAAATTCAATCGTCAGCAATTATGAATAATGTTGCTGGCAAGCGTCCAAACGAATTGAAGAATCTAAAAGAAATACAAGCCTATGCCAAATTAAAAGGTTACAAATCAGGCTGGGCTTACCACTACGCTAAACAGCGTGGATTTATTAAGAAGTGAGGTTGATATTATGAGTATTTTGCCACCAAATAAACCACAGAAAGCACGGCGAGTTCCGAGAAATTACTTTATCTATGGAGATACAATGTCCGGAAAATCATATCTAGCTGAACGTTTTCCAAGTCCACTATTTCTTAACACTGATGGTAATAGCGAGATGAACACCGCACCAAGTATTCAATTAAAGAATATCCGAAAGAGCGATGGAAGCTTAAAAGAGTCAGTGATTGATCAACTAGACAAGATTATTCTTGCTCTTGGTACTGAAAAACATGGTTACAAAACAGTGGTTATTGATGTGATTGATGATGTTGTCACATTAATTGAACAAGCTATCTGTTATGACAATGAAGTGGAAACGCTGGGGGATGTTCCTTACGGCAAGGGATATGCACAATTTAATACCGTCTTTCAAGCATTTGTTACTGAACTAAAAGCCTTGCCACTTAATACGGTTTATATTAGCCGATTAATGATGCTAACTGATGAATCTTCTGGCCACACTGAAGACCGACCATCACTAAAGCAGAAATATTACAACGTGGTTAATGGTAATTGTGATTTAGTAATTGAAACTAAGCGCTATGGTGACCGTTATATCCGGATGGTTAAAGATCGGCGAATTCATTATGTCAAAGATGATATTACTGATCCGGCAATTTTGCGAGTGCTGGAACATGTAAATGGTGTCTTTGACAAACCCAAGCAGACCACTACAAAAGAACAGAATGAAATTGTTAACAAAATTAAAAAGCAAAATGTAAAGGAAGGTTAATGAATTATGAGTTTACGAGATGCAATGAATAAAGCTACTGAAGGTTTTGATCCAAAGAATGATTCGGTTAATAAATTTAAGGGACTGGAAAGCGGTAAGTATACTGTTGTAGTTGCAAAAGTAGAAAACCATGAAACCCCTTGGAATGCTGAACAGCTTAACTTTGAATTAGAAGTTGTCGATGGAGAATCAGCCGGCCAAAAAGAATTCTTACAAATTGGATTAGATGAATTAACTTCTAAGGGTAATCCTAATCCAATGCTAGAAACTAATTTACGATTGGTTTCTAAGTTAGCAGCAATTCTAGGTGTTGAAATTCCTGATGAAGTTTGGGATGACGATACTTTAATTTATGAAAACTTGGCTAAAGCATTTGCACCGGCAGTAGGAAAGACCATGATTATGGATTTGAAGGTTCGACCAAACAAGAAGAACCCCCAATATCCATACCGTAATTATGACTTTGATGAAGCAGAACAACCGGAAACTCCGGAAGTTACAGATTATGAGATGCCCTTTTAAGGGTGGGCTGCGGAAAGCATTAGAAGCAAAAAGAAAGCAACAAATTCAAGACGAAGAGGAATGGGACGAATATTACCATAACTGGTATTGATTCTATTTAAGGCAGTGACCTAAACACCGAGCGGGTGGAATGCCCGTTATTTATTTAGGAGGTCAAAATGAAAAATTTAGTTAATTACGCTTTGGCTTATCAAGCTAAAGGATTAAGTGTCCTCCCCATTGCTGGTAAACAACCACTGATTAAATTTGCTGATAAACCAGCTTTAACTGCAGAACAAATCAAAGCTGTATGGAAAAAACATCCCTATGCTCAGATTGCTTTAAGGACAGATAAATTCTTCGTAGTTGATATTGATCGCAATCATGCCAATAACATTGATGGTTTTGAATCAATTAAGCAATTACCAGCGAAGTATTTTCCAGAAACTTTAACCCAAACCACCAAGCATAGTGGCCGTCAATTATTTTATCTGAAACGGCCAGATATGCGAGTTAATCAATTAATTGGTTATCAACCAGGTGTCGACATTAAGGCTCATCAGAACAATTATGTTGTCGTCGCTCCTTCAGAGGGTTACGAATGGTTAAACAAGAATCCAATCGTTACTGCTCCTAAATCATTAGTAGTCAATATTAATCAGATGCGGGCGAGTAACCGGCGAAACACTCCAAATGATTTTGTGATTAAGCCTCGTGAACGGAATTCGACCACTGATTTATTAGAAACAATTGCTAATGGTTTAGGCGATAAAGGAATGCGAAATAAAACTTTGGCCGGCATGATTGGCGCACTACTATTTCGAGGTGTTGAGGCTAAGGCCGCTTATCAATTAGCGATGATTTGTAATGAGAATACGCCTGATCCACTACCAGAAGAAGAAGTGAACCGGACATTCCAGTCAATGCTAAGACGTGATTTGAGAAACGGGGGTGAAATACGTGGCGGATAATGTGATTCGCAAACCGATTGAATTTGAATTAAATGCACAAGGTAATCCCAAAACGAACAGCCTTAAAAACGTTGGCTTAATTCTTAACGGTGATCCGTTGTTGCACGGCACTTTTCGATATAACGAATTTGCCTATTCAATTGACGTGGTAAAAGACATTCCGCAACTTTTTATTGAAAACGGCCAGCTTGATGATAGCTACATGGCAATTATGCTTCGTTACATTGAAGACGAATATGCGGTAATGTTTCAAGAAAAATTACTGAATATGGCAATCACAGTTGAAGCAAGGCAACATCCCTATAATCCCGTAAAAGAGTATATGGAGAAGTGCTACAAGAATTGGGACCACAAAGAACGAATTAAAGATTTCTTGCCAGTTTATTTGGGAGTACCCAGTGGCGAAGTAACAACATTGCAGACAAAATTATTTTTAGTCGGAGCAGTGATGAAAGTCTATAAGCCGGAAAGTAAATTTGATTGGGTGTTTGATTTAGTCGGTGGCCAAGGTGTAGGAAAGACCACACTCTTGAAAAAGTTAGCGCATGGTTGGTATACAGATCAATTCACCGATTTTAAGGATAAAGATAACTTTGCTAACATGCTCCGGGCTTTAATTGTTAATGATGATGAAATGACCGCTACTAATAATTCTGACTTTGAGAATTTGAAAAAGTTTATTTCAGCTGAAGAATTAGAGTTTCGGCCACCCTATGGACGACATACAATCCGCCGGCCAAAGAATTTTGTTATGGCCCGGACAACTAACGAATCAACTTATTTGAAAGATAAGACTGGTGAACGACGATTCTTACCCAACATGGCTGATAAGTCCAGAGCAATGGCTAATCCAGTAACTGATCTTGATGATGCTATGGTTGACCATCTTTGGGGCGAAGCTGTGGCACTTTACAAAGAGGGTTTTAGTTTTCAATTGACGAAGGAGCAGCAGAAGCTCATCGAGGATAATCGGAAGTCGTTTATGTATATTGATGAAACTGAAAATCAGATTGAACGGGTTCTTAGCACTTGGGACGATGATTGGATTGAAAGTTCAGAAATTGCTCATCAATTAGGTGAAGATAATTTGGTTAAGAATCGTTCATTAGCAAAGAAGATTAAGTATGTAATGGATAACCGGCATGATTGGAAACCTGGATATAAGAAGATGAAAGGAATAGTACATCGCGGTTATCGGAGATTGGAAAGTTTACAGTAGTTGTCACTGGTTTACATAAAAGATTCGTTAGTGTAAACCTCCATGGTTATTGTTATATCAACATTTGTGAGAGGTAGGTTTACACTACTACACTATTTAATAATAAAAATAAATATATATAAATACTATATTATGCATTATAAAAAGTTGAAATATAGTGTAAACCTGTAAATCGAGGTCTAAGTCGTTGGTAGAGTAAGCATATCGTAACTTTTAGTAGTGACAACCTAGTGTAAACCTTAGGAGGGAAAACAGTGCACACAAAAGTTTTTACAATTAATGGAAATTTCTATGAAGCTGAGGGCGGTATTGATGATATCCTCAGAAAATTTAAGTTAAACGGAACAACTGGATTATATATCTATGGATTAGCAATGCGGAATTTACAAACAGTTCCTCATCGCGTCATTATTCCAGTTACTGCGGTTGAAAGCATTATGGAGTTTGAAGATGACGAGTGAGCATAAAATCCAGAACGATATCCGAGTTGCGCTGTCAAAGCACCAGTGCACAGTGTTCCGAGTAAATGTTGGTTCTGTAAAAACACCAGATGGAAGATTTTTCTCAGCTGGTGTACCAAGTGGCCACCCGGACTTATATGGATTTCGTTGGTTAGATCATCAAGTATTTTACATTGAAGTGAAGAATGAAAAAGGCAAGCCGAGAGCGGATCAAATTAGATTTCATGAGATGCTAACTAAGCGAGAAATCATTCATGGAATCGCTAGGTCTGCTGGAGATGCAGTAAAAATTGTTGAGGAAGGATTGATTGGTTATGGATTCAAAGACAATTCAGAAACTAAATAATTTAGAAGATACGATTGAGCAAGCAAAATTAGAGTCATTAGGGGACAAAGGGCCTGGTTTCATTGCTAGATGATACTTTAGAAAAAATCTATTGTGATGAAGATTTAGAAGAAAAAAACTTTTCCCAGCTTTCAGAAAGTCAAATTCTTTCTTTAGCCTATGGACTTCACACAGAGCATCAAAAATTACATGCTATTTCGTTAGCACTATTTCGCTCAATTGAGCGATTATACGAGGGCTTAAAACAAAAAAAGATAATAAGTGAGAAAATGAGGAGCTTTGATAATGAATAGGGTACATTTTGGAACGCTTACTAATCAGACATTAGAGTTCAAATTAATATCTTGTCCTAAATTGTTTAAGGATTTGCACGCTACTTTAGGTGGTTATACCAGAATTAAACCAATCAAGCGCACTCGTAAGCGATAGATTGCTAAGGTTAAGCATATGATGGCTTTACACGATCATACTAGCTACGAGTGGTCACAATGGTGGAAACGAAGCGCTAGAAAGCCAAAGAGGTGGAAGAATAATGAAAATTGATGAATTTATTAATAGTATTCGTAATTTTGATAAGCAGTTAAATGTTTATCAGTATCCTAAATCGTTATGGATTACCTATAATTCGAGGACTTTTGTAAAAGTCCCTTTTAATGCAAAAACAATATTTGATTGCAGAATTAATGACGAGCTTGAAGAACTTCCAGATGGTATCAAGATTACTGTTTCTAATAAAATTAATAAATTTCTTAGAACACCTATTAAGGATCGTTTTCCAGAAAAGAAGTTCCGTTTGCGGTGGATTGATGATTCTGACGGTGGTAAGAATTATTTAGATAATGAGGGAGGGGCTTGGACTGTCGAATGGGGAACACGTGCTAGAACTTTTACCGAGTCTGAACTAGAACAGCTTAAGGATGATAATCCATCTCTTGCACCTGCAATTGATACAATGAAGGAATTAGTGGAGGTGAAGAATAATGACTAAAGAAGGATTTGATAAAAAGCTTGCTGAATTACGCAAGAAGCAAGCTGAACTAGACGAAGTTTATTATGACGAATCAGACCCATATGCGTTTGACGGTGGTTGTATTATGGAACTTCACCAATTGGCTGATGAAGCTTTAGCATTAGCGTCTGGTCAAATTCTTAATGAAGGTGATATCTAATGTTACACAAATACAAAAAAACAGCCTTAATTGAAGCTGAACAATTTGATGGTTCTGATGAAATGATAAGAAAGTATCACATTAAGTACTATTCTCCAGGTGATGAATATAGTTTTTACACAAAAGAGGGAGCTTCGATATTAAATATAGGCGATTGGATTGCTACTGGAATTGATGGTGAACACTGGAGAATTGAACCAGATATATTTGAACGGACTTATGAGAGGATTAATTAATGGAAATTAAATGCGGTAACCAAAAACTGGAAGCTTATCCAGTTGAGCCATTTATTTATGAAGTAGCGACAAATGGTAAGAAAGAATTTTATCAGGATGTTTGGGATGCTTTTGGGTCGAATTTGCACATGAATAATAGTTCGGCTAAAATTACAAAAATTCCCGTTATACCTATTAGTGACGAACAAATTAAAGCAGAAATAATTGCAATTAAATTAGGTGAGAAAAGAACTTATCCCGGTGAATATATCAAAGAATTCAAAAACACTAAGCCTAAAGTTCAGAAAAATACTAAGACTAGACCCAAAAAGAAAATTACACTCAAAAGAGTTCTGTATGTCCTTGCTTTTGCAGTATGGTTAATTGGAGCGCTTGTTTTATTATTTAATTCGAGGTGAGATATATGACATTTGAAGAAGCATTAAAGCATGAAGAAAACAATGTGCCAGTCTTTTATAATGGCCGAAAGTATTATGTGATTGGTCATAACGAATTAACTGAACAGTTTACAATTCGGGAACTTAGTGGGAATCCATATTTTACCGTTCCAGTTGATGTTCAGCCGGAGGATTTATCATGATTTTATTATCAATACTCTTACTCGCTGTTTTTGTTTTTGGATTCCTTCTTGGTAAGAAAAATCCATAATAAAAAGGGCCCACCGCGCTTGATGTGTCCTTACTCAAAAATATTAACCTTAATCATTATAGCAGATAGCGGGGGTACATCATGCAAACAGATTTGAACTTAGATATAGATTGTTTGAAAACTGCACGGAAGGTTACTGAGTTTCTGGAAAAGAAGCTGGATCGCTATCTAGCTTTATCCGGGAAACAACGATTTGATTTGAAGTCACCTGGAATGGACGGAATGCCCAAAGCGCCCAGTCATGGTAATGGAAGTGAAAGCCGAATGTTGAATATTTGGCTGGCAGAAGAAGTAGTCGATTGTGTGGGCTGTGCAATGCGTAACATGACAAAGGAATCGCAACGGATATTGTTAAGTCGTTACTCAGATCAAATGCTAACGTATAACATTGCCAGGGAATTAAGTATTAGTTCATCAACATATAGTCGAAAACAAGAAAAAGCATTGTGTGAATTTGCTGATCGTTTTGAATTTCAGTTAGTTAAGCATGGTATTCACACTGAAATAGATGACTTACACGTTTATCCAGATGAGGAATGATAAATTGATGGGTAATTGTTGAATGAGCAATCCTTGATAAAAATGTGATAATGATATTGTCGAATGATTCGATATTCATATATTAATCTCCTGAAAGAAGTCTAGCTATTGCAGCTAGGCTTTTGTATTATAGTTAGTTGGGTGATTTTTATATGATTGAATACTTAAAAACATTTTTGGAGGCTTTGAGTATGAAGCCAAAAACTAAATTTGTTGGAGTTGTTTTTGGAATAGTGCTTTTATGCTTAAAACCATTTTTAATTCAATATAATATGAACTGGTTTTACAATAAGTTTTCTTGGATTATTATTTTAATTACTTTATTTTTTGCAGCCTCATTAACAATAGAAGTAATAATTGAAGTATGCGAATGGAGTAAAAACAAATATAACAGATGGAAAGCTGAAAGAGATTACGAAAAATATATTTTAGGTTTGTCTGATAAAAAGTTGGCAATTGTAAAGAAATTTTACGCTAATGAATATCACCAAGGATATTTAAGAGAAAATGATACTAATGTTATTGAATTAGTTAATATGGATGTAATTATGGAACTTAATAATGAAATTATAGTAAGAGAAAGCCAAGTCGAGGATATAAATGATCCGGAATTTCTTTTTGTATTACATCCTTCGGCTTTACAAGTTATAGAAAAGAATTCAAAAAAATTTAATTAGTTTAGCTTAACAGCTGGTTTTTTTATTTTTAAGGAGGTGAGTAGCATTACTCAAAAATTAACACAGAAGCAACAACGATTTGTCGATGAGTACATTATTTCGGGTAATGCTACTCAAGCTGCGATTAAAGCTGGATATTCTAAGAAAACGGCTAATCGAATAGCTACTGAAAACTTGTCAAAACCTGTCATTAAAGCTGCTATCGAAAAACGCAATGCTGAAATTAAGTCCGAAAAGACTGCTGATATGACCGAAGTGATGGAATATCTTTCTTCGGTTATGCGTGGTGAGCAAACAGAATCGGTTGCTACTGCTAAAGGTGTTTATGAAGATGTTGAAGTGTCAGCAAAAGATCGTATTAAAGCGGCGGAATTAATCGGTAAGCGACACGGCGCTTGGACTGATAAAAAGGTTATTTCTGGTGATGTTCAGATTGATGTGGGAATGGGGGATTATGATGACGAAGATTAATCTTAATTTCCCCAAACCTGCTAATGTATTTAATAAACAAATTTACGATAACCTTTTCGATTATTCTCATTTCATCGAAGTCTGGTACGGAGGAGCAAGCTCTGGTAAGTCTCATGGTGTGGTGCAGAAGGTGGTACTTAAATCACTCAAACACTGGAAACATCCCCGTAAAGTGCTATGGCTTCGGAAAGTTGATCGAACAATTCAAGAATCCATCTTTGCTGATGTAATTGATTGTTTATCTAACTGGCAACTTCTTCCGTTATGTAGAGTTAATAAATCAAACCGTACTATTCATTTACCGAATGGTGCGGTTTTTCTATTTAAAGGAATGGATGATCCGGAAAAAATTAAATCAATTAAAGGATTATCTGATGTTGTCATGGAGGAAGCGTCTGAGTTTAATCAAGATGATTTTACGCAGCTTACTCTTCGTCTACGTGAACCTAAGCATAAGAAACGACAATTGTTCTGTATGTTTAATCCGGTTAGTAAGTTGAACTGGACCTACAAGCAATGGTTTGATCCGAAAGCAAAGGTTAATCCGGAACGAGTATCAATTCATCAATCAACTTACAAGGATAATCACTTCTTGGACGCTGATAACATTGCAACGATTGAGAACTTAAAACAAACTAACCCAGCCTACTATAAAATTTATACGCTAGGCGAGTTTGCTACATTGGATAAACTGGTCTTTCCAACCTTTACTAAACGTCGATTATATCCGGAAGAACCACAACTCCGTGATTTACCTGATTTGTTTGGCTTGGACTTTGGTTATAGCAATGATCCTTCTGCCTTTACTCATTCCAAGATTGACATGAAAAATAAACGTTTCTATGTTCTGGAAGAGTATGTCAAAAAAGGAATGCTCAATAATGAAATAGCCAATGTAATTAAACAAATGGGTTATACCAAAGAAGTTATTACGGCTGATGCTGCAGAACCAAAGTCAATTGCTGAATTAAAGCGTGATGGGATATATCGTATTCGGCCAGCAAAGAAAGGGCCGGACTCAATTATTCAGGGTATTCAATTTTTACAGCAATTTGAATGGATTGTTGATGATCGTTGTGTCAAAACAATTGAAGAATTGGAAAACTATACATATAAGAAAGACCGTAAGACTGGTGAATATATCAATGAACCTGTTGATGCTTATAATCACTGCATTGATAGTTTGAGATATGGAAGTTCTGAATATAACGGAATGGCTAGTCCAAAGGCAACTGTAATGAAAAATATTTACATTTGAGGTGGTGATTGAATGTCAGAAATTAAAGGGCAAGTAGTTGAAGGAAACGTGTTTATCTATCCTAAAGACGATGAAATGACAATGCCAGACTTGCTTAAATTTATTAGTAAGAATAAAAGCTTGGCAGAAGAATATAAGCATAACCTTGAAATGTATAAAGGTAATCATGATATCTTAACCAAGCAACCACGACAGTTTGGACCAGATAATAAGTTGGTGGTCAACCTGCCACACTATATTGTTGATACGTACAATGGTTTCTTTGCGGGTATTCCGCCTAAGGTAACACTGGATGATAAAGAAACTAATAGCTTATTGCAAGAATGGAACGATGAGAATTCATTACAAGATAAATTAAGTGAGATTAGTAAGCAAGCGGACATCTTCGGACGGTCACTTGCTTTTGTTTATCAGGATGAAGATAGTCAAACACGGATTGCTTATTCATCTCCAGTGGATTCTTTCATGGTTTACGATGATACGGTATCACGACAACCGATGGCTTTTGTTCGCTATTGGAAGAATACAAATAGTGTTCAAGTCGGAATGGTTTACTACAGTGATAAGACCATTTCTTTTGAAGGCAGTAAGTTTGTAGATGAGACAACTAATCCTTATGGTTTAGTACCGGCCGTTGAGTTTTACGGTAACGAAGAAAGACAAGGTGTTTTTGATAATGTTAAAACGCTGATTGATGAGTTAGACCGGGTATTATCGCAAAAAGCTAATCAGGTTGAGTATTTTGATAATGCTTATTTGAAGATACTAGGAGTAGACCTAGATCAGGATGGCGACGGTAAACCAGATGCGGATTTAATTGGTAACCAGATGATTTATAGTCCGGATGCTGATGCTACTAATGCAACTGTTGACTTTATCAGTAAGCCTGATGGAGATAACATGCAAGAACACATTATTGATCGTCTAGTCTCAATGATTTATCAGATAAGCATGGTGGCTAATCTTAACGATGAGGCCTTTGCCGGCAATAGTTCTGGTGTTGCTCTGCAATATAAACTCTTGCCAATGCGGAATATGGCCTCGAATAAAGAACGTAAATTTCGACAAGCTTTGCGGCGTTTATACCGAATTGTGTTTAGTGTCGGTCAAGTATTGCCTGAGGTACATTCAGAGGACTGGAGAGAGCTTAAATTTACTTTCAAGAGGAATTTACCAGATGACATTTCAAACGATGCAGACATCGCTCAGAAGTTACAGGGGATGGTATCAAAAGAAACACTATTGTCTATTTTGCCATTTGTTGACGATCCTCAAGAGGAAATCAAACGGATTAGCAAAGAGAAACAAGAGGATATGCAACAAGCTCTTAAATATGGCCCTGCCGCATTAGACCAAGATAAGCCGGACGGTGATGAAGATGGCGATGCCGAATAGTGATTACTGGAAGAAACGAGAAGATGAAGAGCGAAAGTGGCAAAAGAAAAATATTGCTAGTGATGAAGCTTTTAATCGTTTAATTGAAAGATACTATAATCAGGCTATCTCACAAATCAATAAAGAAATTGATCATCAGTATCAATCTCTCGCTAAGTCTGTGGGTGGTCTTCGTAATGCTTATTCTACCGTTGACATGACTGATATTGCAGATTATGAAACCGAAGCACAAAAGGTGGTCATGCAAGCTGCACAAATGAGAGCGCAAGGCAAAAAGGTTACTTATAGTTCGTTTGGTGATGATGTAAATCGTCGAATGAAGGTGTACAATGCAACGATGAGAATTAACCGCTTGGAATATCTAAAAAGCCAAGTTGGTTTACACCTTACAGAAGCTAACATGAATATCGAAAATGCCACTCGATTGAAGTTAACCGACAGCTATATCAATGAGGTTAAACGGCAAAGCGGTATTCTTGGACGTAATCTTAAATTTAATAATGCTTTGATTGAAGATACTAACATTGCCAAGATTGTCATGGCTCAAACTGCTGGAGCAAACTGGAGTCAACGCCTATGGCTTAATCAAGACGCATTAAAAGCTCAGCTAGATGTAGTTCTTTCTACTGGGTTTATCACTGGTCAAAGCAATCAAGCAATGGCTCGTCAGTTGCGCAATCAGATTAAGAGTACAATTAATAATCATGCATATGTTGCCGAAAGATTAGTAAGAACTGAAACGGCACGTGTTCAATATCAAGCACAAATTGATAGTATCAAGGCTGCTGATTATAAATACGTAAAATGGTATGCTGAACCTGGAGCTTGTCATGTTTGCCAACGAATTGCCGATAACGATGAATATGATCTTGGTTATGGGGTCTTTCCAGTTGATGAAGTTCCTCAAATTCCTATCCATCCGAATTGTCGTTGTAGTATTAGTGCTTATTGGGTTGAGGGCAAGGATAATTTAGGTAAAAATAGTAGTAAGAAAACTTCTGAGTCATCAGATAAAGATAACTTTCAGAAGCTGATGGATACTGATATTACTAAGTTGAAGAAAGATGATATTGAATATCTTGGCAAAGCAATTAATGAAAAATACCATATCGATAGAATGCTAGGTGATAAAGACGGAATTGCTAAAATTATTGCCAATTATCGTCAAGTTGGTGGTACGGTTGAAAAGAGTCAGTGGATGCCACGGTCAAATGCAAGTGTGAAGAAAGCATTAAATGAAGCTTTTAATCACTACCCCAGTGACTGGGTTAATTATTTAAATAATGGCGAATTTATGTATGCTGGTAAAAATCAGCGTGGATTTTATACAAGACATTATGTTGATGCACGTGGTAGATTTAAGGCACCTTCAACAATAAAGACCCAGTCTGACATTCCAAAATATCTTCAAGATGATAAAGCTGGTAAATATAATACAATCTTTTCATCGGGTCGTCCTACTACAGCTTGGCATGAGTTAGGCCACTTCGTTGAAACTCATAATGAAGATGTTGAAAGGATTGAAAGAGAGTTTCTTAAAGAGCGGACCAAAGGTGAACAGACAAGCCGGTTATATGATATTTACAATGGTTTTATTAATTACCGACTAAGTGAAATTACTAAGAAAGATAATTTTATTAATCCATATATCGGTAAAGAATATCCTAAAGGAACAGAAGTACTTTCGATTGGTTTGGAATCATTATTTGAGCCAGGAAAAGGACAATTAAAATCGATTGGCAAAGATGGTAAGAATAAATATGTTAAAATTAATGAAGATGAAGAATATTTGAATCTAATACTAGGATTATTATTAAAGGGGTGATTATTGTGAGTAAATTGAATGCTGAGTTAAAGAATTTAAAAGAAGCCCATGATAATTACGAAAAGAAATTTGGCGTTGGTAGTCTTGATAATGCTATTTCTTATTTTGATCCAGTAAACCCAGATATTCATAATATTCAAGAAGGCATTAAAATCTTGAATGATGCAATTAGAAGTGGGAAGCCTTTACCAAAGCTTTCAAAAGAAATGCAATCAGATATTATCTATTAAACATTCAGATTAATTCTGAGTGTTTTTTATTTTCTTAATTAAATTATTTTCAAAGAGGATCCTTTATTTTCAAGGGTTCTCTTTTTTCGTAACTAAATTATGTCCGTTCCGTGTGTAGTGGACGTTAAACAAAACCCGAGCAGTCTCCCAGGACATTAAATGCGAGTAAAGGAGGTCCACAACATGGACGAAAATAACAACACTGAAGTTCAAGAACCACAAGTTACTGATCAACCAAAGGATACTGGTACCGATCCAAAGGAAGATAACAAATTAGATGGTGACAAATTAGTTAAGAAACTTCAAAAACGAATTGGTAAGGAACAGAACGAGAAGCATTCTCTCCAAGAACGGTTAGATAAGGCTAATGCGAAAATTAAAGAGCTTCAATCTGGCAAGGCAAATAAAGATTCATTAGATATAGAGGCAACTATGTCAAAAGAAAGCGAGAAAGATAAAGAAATCGCTTCTCTTCGTGCTCAAATTGCCCGCCGTGACAATATTAAGCAAACAGATGAAGTCTTTAAGGAAGCTGGTCTAACTGTTAGTGATGATGTGCTCAACATGGTTGTAGTTGATGACGAAAAACAAACTTATGCAAATGTTCAAGCACTAATTAAATACACTAATCAAATTCAAAGTGGAGTTAAGAAGGACTTACTCAAAGGTTCTACACCTAGAACGAATGGCAAGCCAACAATGACTAAGGATGAAATCAACAAGATTAAGGATCCAATCAAACGGCAACAAGCCATTACAGATAATTTAAGCCTATATCAGCATTAGGAGGAATAATTTATGGCAACAGAAAATATTACTACATCAAAGGATTTAATTGCACAATCTATTGATTTTACAGAACGATTTACTGGTTCAATTAGTACTTTGCTTCAAGCAATGAACGTAACACGAATGCAACCAATGGCTGTTGGTTCACAGATTAAGATTTACAAGTCAGAAGTAAGCAAGGCAGATGGTAACGTCGCTGAAGGTGAAGTTATTCCACTTAGCAAAGTAACTAAGAAGCTAGCTAGTACTAAGGAACTGGTTTATAAGAAGTACCGTAAGCAAACCACCGCTGAATCGATTCAATCAGCTGGTTTTGGTCCGGCTGTAAATGACACTGATAGTAAGTTACTTCGTGCTATTCAAGGTGATATTAAAAAGGATTTCTTTGATTTTGTTCAAACTGGTACTACTAAAACAGATGGAACTGACTTTAAGAAAGCCGCTGCTCATGCACTTGGGCAATTAACAATTAAGTGGGAAGATGACGACGTTCAATCAGTTCTCTTTGCTAACCCACTAGATTTTTACGACTACTTGGGCGATTCAGATATCACCACTCAAACTGCTTTTGGTCTGACTTATATTCAAAACTACCTTGGTTTTAACGCCATTATTTTAACCGGTGCAATCAAACAAGGCACAATTGCTGCTACTGCTAGTCAAAACTTGAACTACGCTTATGCTGCAATGAATGGTAGTCTAAGCCAAGCATTTAACTTAACGACCGATGAAACTGGTTTGATTGGTGTTGTTCATAATGCTCTGACCGAAAATGCCTCATATGAAACTATGTCACTGACTTCTGGCGTGCTATTCCCTGAACGACTTGACGGCATTGTAGTTGCAACCATTGGTGAGGCTTCTGCGTCAAAATAACACCGCCCGATAATTCAGAAGCGGGCGATAATGATGTAAAACCAACGTCCGCTAACACGGTGGACGAAATCAAGAAGTATATGGATGAGCATGGAATCAGTTATACTTCTACCGACAATAAGCCTGATTTATTAGCAAAGTTAGGTGAGTAAGATGGAACAATCTGTAACACTTGAAAATCTAAAAACGATGCTCCAGTTAAAAACTGACAAACAAAATGCCTTACTATCGCTGATTATTGATAATACGGAACAGGCGTTAAGATTTAAGCTTGGCTTAGGACAGGATACCCCTTTCCCTAGTGAGCTAGGTTTTATCTCTCTTGAAGTTTGTGTACGACGGTATAATCGTATCTCCAATGAAGGAATGGCTTCTTATTCACAAGAAGGACAGTCAATTACTTTTAACTCGTCTGATTTTGATGACTTTGAAGCCGATATTAATGCCTGGCGAGATCAAAACGGTAAGAATGTTAAGTCGCATGGACGTGTTCAATTCTTTAATCCATATCGGGGTGATAGCCGTGCGGTTCGATCATGAAATTAACTTTTACACAGAGGAAAGTAAGCACTATAATCCGCTAACATCTCAAACGGATTGTGGATCTAAGCTGGTTGCTAGCATGATGGGAAATGTTACCGACGTTGGTGCTGATCGGACGGTTCGGCTCCTCGGAAGTATTACCCAAGGAGTTAAAATTATTCGGATAGTAGAACCAATCGAAAAACAGTGGGCTTATTTAACAATCGATGATGGTCCTACTAAATATCGAATGAGGACAACTACTGTTCCATTAAAGAATGTTTCTATATTGGTAGGTGAAGATGTTGGGAAAACCTAGGATGAAGCTTGAAGGATTAGATGATTTAACTGTAGCAATAGAAACAAAGATGAACCTTACTGAAGTACCCCAAATCGTAAAGAAACATGGCGCACAATTGTCTAGTCGTACTCAATCTAATATGCAGGCTGCCTATACTCATGGTTATTCAACTGGACAGACTCATCGATCAATTAAGCCTATCTTTAGTGATGGTGGAATGACTGTTTCAGTTGGCCCGACTACTGATTACTTCCCTTATTTGGAATACGGTACTCGGTTTATGTCGGCCATGCCTACTTTGAAACCAGCTTTTGATGTTCAGTCACAAATGTTTATCAATGAATTGAAAAGGTTGATGCAATGATGAAATCTCCACAACAAGAATTGTATGATTATGTATTTCTAGAATCACTAAACAAAGGGTATGACACTTACGATCATTTACCGATGGCTTCTGAAAACGTGAATTATCCTTTTGTGACGCTTGAAAATATGAACCTAGTACCAATCCCGAATAAAATGAGCATTGGTGCTGAAATAAACCTTACTGTTAACGTATGGGGCAATCAAGATCAACGACTAATGGTTGATACAATCGCTAGTTCGTTGTTAATGATTGCCTCTTTGTCGTTTAAAACGTTAGATTATCGCTATCGTGGACGAATGACTGGTAGTGATTATCAAATTATTCAAGATACTAGTGTCCCAGATACAGTATTAAATCATGCAATTGTTAATTTGAAATTTAGTTTAATTTAGAAAGGATGAAAATAAATGGCAAATAACGATATTCAATATTTACAAGGTATTGATACAGTTGCTTACGTTCGTTTGCTTGAAAATGCGGCAAAAGAACGTGGCCAACTTATCCCTTACCAAACATCACTGGACTTTGATCCACAACGTGATACAGATACTACACAAACTAAACAGGGAGGGGTTCCTACTACTTCTTCATTAGAAACTGATTTAGAAATTGAGTTTGTGCATAACATTAGTAAGGTGTCGGATGATCTAATGACCTCGCTCTTGAAGAATAAGGATATTGAAGTATGGATTGTATACCGGAAGCGGCGCAATCCACAAGGTCAATATTTTGCTTGGTACATGCGTGGGATTGTATCCGAAGATGAAAATGAGAACGATCCGGATGACAACTCAACTCGTGATGTAACTTTCACCATCAAAGGCGAACCCCAACGTGGATGGTTAACACTACCAGATGATGCGGAAGAAGAATTATCTTATGTCTTCCAAGGTATCGGTCAAGTTACAGAACAAGATAAGACTGGTGGTGGTACTGCCTTTACTGCTGAAGATGCTGGTAAAGGTTCAGATACAGCCCCAGCGAGTAAATAATTCAGAAAAGAATGAAGGAGAAGAATAATTATGGAAATTAAATTAAACGATAAGACAGTTCAATTAAACTTTGGTGTGCGTTTTGTTCGTGAACTTGATAAGGTTGCGGGGATGTCAGTTAATGGCCAATCTTTTGGCTTTGGATTAACTAAGTCTTTGCCTGCTTTACAAGCTTATGATCCAGCAGTTTTAAGTGATGTAATTTACTCTGCCGCTTATGGAGTAAAGCCACGGCCAACGCAGAATACAATCGATGACTTCATTGATAATTGTGAAAACTTAGAAAAGGTATTTGACGAAGTTCAAAAGGAAATTAATGACTCAAATGCTGTTAAGGTAGCAGCAAAAAACATGAAGCCCTAGAAGAGCCGCAGACAAGTGAACAGCAGTATCACGAAATACTGCTAAATGGCCTAGCTCTTCTAGGCTTTTCTAATATTGAAGATATTGAACGAATGACTTTAAGAGAGTATCAATTGCGACTTGAAGCATATAAGATTCATCAGGTTAGAGAGCAGGAAAATCTTGCGACTCTTGCTTGGTGGATTCAAAGCGTTCAGGCAACTAAAGGAAGTGCAAAGCATCCTAAACCCGTCTTTAGTGAATTTAAAGACTTTTTTGATTCTCAAAAACTGATTGATCAAATTCGTTCTAGTTTTGAAGCTGATTATAGTCCACGAGCTAGTGCTACTAAAGCGATTGACCGAGCACAAATTTTTAATCGTCGACTGGAAGAATTTAAGAAACTAAAAGCGACTGGAAAAATCGTCCCACTTAAAGAAAGGGGGATGAACAATGGCTGATAGTTATAGTGTTAGAGCGATTTTATCTGCAGTCGATCAATCCTTTAGTTCAACGTTGGCTAGAGCTGGACAGGCTACTCAATCGTTTGGAAACGCTGTAAATTCTAAAATGCAGGGTGTTGGTACTGCGATGAAAGTTGCTGGTGCTGCTACTACTGCGATGGGTACTAAAGCGTTAAAGGGTTTTGGTGATTTCCAACAAACTTTGAACACTACTGCAGTTGTCGCGGGTGGAACTTCAAAAGATATCAAAGGGCTTGCCGATGTGGCAAATCAGATGGGTGAAGACCTTCCGTTGAGTGCTCAAGAAGCAGCCAATGCGATGCTAGAAATGGCGCGAAATGGTGCATCGCTTGATGACATCAAAAAGCAGTTTCCAGCAATCGCAGAAGCTTCAACAGCTGCTGGCTCAGACTTGCAAACTACCGCTGGAGTTGTTCAACAATCAATGAACATCTGGAGTGATAGTTTAAAGTCACCAGAACAAGCTGCAGCTATTTTAGTTCAGACGGCGAATGCTTCTAATGCGTCAATTGAGGATATGCAACAAGCTCTTGCCACTATTGGTTCGACTGCTAAGATGGCTGGCATGGATATGGGTACAACAGCTGAAGCGATTGGGTTATTAACCAATCGTGGTTTCTCGGCTGCACAGGCTTCAGATGATCTTAACCATGCTATTACTCAGATGTTAGCTCCTTCCTCTATTGCCAAGAAGCAAATGGATGCGTTAGGACTTTCCTTTGTTGATAGTTCTGGAAAGATGAAACCATTTCCACAAATTCTTCAAGAAATTGCGGATAAAACTAACGGAATGGGTGATGCTCAAAAAACGGCAGCATTGAAAGCCATGTTTGGTGCAGCAGGTATGAAAGCTATCGTCCCGTTACTAGAAGCTGTAACTAATACAACTGGTGATGCTAAAAATAGTTGGTCTGCGTACGCTGCCGAACAAGACAAAGCAGCAAGCTCCACTGCGGCAGCAACAAGTTATTTGAAAAATCAAGCTTCAGAAATGCAAAAGAATATTGGTGCATCGTTAGAACAAGTTGGAGGTGCTTGGGAATCACTTCGCAATACTTCAATGCAATCTGCTCAAAGGATTAATAATCAATATCTTGGTATGATTAAAAATACTTTAGACTGGGCTACTAAATCGCAAAGCAGTACAGCAGGAGTAATTAGAAGCTTCATTGGTTTGTCACCGGTAATTGGTGCTGCTGCAACTGCTATTGGTGGTATTCTTTCCGGCTATGGGAAGATGATTAGCCTTGGTGGTAAGGTAATTGGAACAATTGGTAATATTGGCCGAGTGCTAGTTGTTCTGGGACAGTCTGGCGGAAGTATTACTAAGGTAATTTCGGCGTTGGAGGCTCTTAAATCTCAATCACTAATAGTTAAAACTGCTCTGATGGGTTTTAAGGTTGTTAGTGCGATATTTACAGGTCTATCTACTGTCGTTGGAGCTGTAGGGGCGGCATTTACTACTCTTGCTACGGCTCTCGGTATTAGCGCGGCAGCATTAACGGCAATTATCGCTGTTGTAGCCGCTGTAGTTGCCGCTTTGGTTCTCTTCTTTACTAAAACAAAATTAGGTCAACAAATATGGTCTAACTTTGTAAACTGGTTAAAGCAAGCATGGGCTAGTTTAAAACAACTAGCTTCTACCGTTTGGAATGCAATAGGTCAAGCAGTAACACATCCTGTTGAAACAATTAAAGGATTGTGGAATGGGTTGACTAATTGGTTTAGTCAGTTATGGCAAAATATTGTCACTACTGCTAAGTCATTGTGGAATGGATTTGCACAATTCTTTGCTCCCGTAGTTGAAGCGGTGAAGAATATTTGGAATGGTATTAAAGATTTCTTCGGTCAATTGTGGCAAGGAATAGTTACTACCGCTCAAGGTGTTTGGAATAGCTTTGTTCAGGGAATGACTCCAATTATTGAATCTATTAAGAGCTTATGGAGTGCTCTTAGTGAATTCTTTAGTACGCTATGGCAGGGTATTGTGACGGTTGCTCAAGGTATTTGGAACACACTTGTCACTATCTTTACACCGATTATTGAAACAATTAAGGCCACTTGGCAGGCATTACAACCATTCTTTAGTCAGTTATGGCAAGGAATAGTCACAGTAGCTCAAGCAATTTGGCAAACATTAGTAACCGTAATTCAAACAGTTTGGGACAATATTAAGACTGTGGTTCAGACCGCAATTCAAGTTATCTCACAAATCATCCAAACAACCATGCTGAATGTTCAAACTATCTGGTCAACCGCTTGGGACGTGATTAAGACTGTGGTCCAAGCTGTATGGACAGTTATCTCAACAATTGTTTCTACTGCTATTAATGCAGTGGCCGGAATTATCCGGGCTGTTACTGCAGCAATCAAAGGAGACTGGTCCGGTGCTTGGAACGAAATTAAGGGTGTCGTTTCGACTGTTTGGAACGGTATTAAAACTATAGTTACAACGATCTTTAATGCAGTTAGGTCAGTAATTAATAGCATTCTTAGTGGAATTAAATCGATGTGGAGTTCTTCTTGGAACGGGATTAAGAGTATTTCTTCCTCAGTTTGGAATGGAATTAAATCAGTTGTATCAAGCGGTATGAGTGGAATTCGATCCGTTGTATCAAGCATGATGAGTACTGTTCGTTCTGTATTTAGTTCTGGATGGAATGCAGCTCGTTCTGTAACCTCCAGCGGTATTCATGGTGCTGTTAATGTTGTTCGATCAGCAGCAAGCGGAATGGTTTCTGCAGGTCGCAATTTCGTTATGGGATTTGTAAATGGTATTCGTGGGGCTATTGGCGCTGCTGCTAGTGCAGCTGCAAATATGGCTCGTTCTGCGATGAACGCTGCTAAATCTGCTTTTGGAATCCATTCACCATCCCGTGTTATGCGAGACCAGGTTGGGTACTATGTTGTAGCTGGATTCGCCAAAGGTATGAACGATAACACCAATTTGATTGATAAGGCAGCTAATAATCTTGCTGCTCACGCAATGCCATCTGTTGATATTAGTAGTTCAATTAACGGCGTACTTAGCCACGGCAATATTAGTAATAACATTGGTGGGACAATCGACCACCAACTTAATATAAATCAACAACCGGCCTATATTAACCTTTCACTGGGCGGAACAGAGTATAGGGCATTTGTTGATGATATTAGCCGTGAACAAGGTGCGCAAACTTCATTGAATAAGT